GCCAGTTCTTCTGTTGTAATCTGATGCAGTAAACGGGCCATTATTAGTAGGAGCACTGCCTTTCAACGGCACCAGTGCACCACTCAGAGTTCTAGCACCTGCAAGGATACAAGATGCTTTAATAGCATCCCAGATGCCATCAGCTTTGCAGCCCAAAATAAAATCTGAGTACGCAACCTTTACTTCTTCTTCAAGACCTTGATTATCTGCTGTTTCAACCGCAGCAATGTATGCAGCAACATCAGGGTCAGCAGGACCGTGGATATAGTCCTTTGCAAGAACCACTTTGCCGGGGAGGCCGGCAAAGTCACCTTTCCAAACAAGGCTCATTACGCTGCTCCATTCACTTCAGGAAACGGGCGGTCATACTTCACGATCTCTGCAGGACGATCAGGAGCAAGTAAATTGCGTTGTACCAAGAGAGCCAAGGCATCAGTCACGCGCTGGTCATCAAGAGCGACGCGCTCGGCTGCAGTGAGTTCGTCAATCAGAGCTTTAATCTCAGCAGCATCAGCATTTTGCTTTTCGGCTGCTTCAATCTCGGCTTCGTTATCAGGCGTGCAAGCTGCCTTGTAAGCGGCAACTGCTGCTTCGTACTCGGCAATATCCTCAGGCGTAGGATCCGGGATTGCGGCGAACTTGGCAACCGCGTCGTCGTATGCCTGCTGTTCTGCTGCAGTAGGAATGCCGCCGATCGGATCAGGCACCACGGTGGTGTCTTCTGATGCGGCCAGGATGTTGGCGTATTCAGTTGGTGTGAAGCGTGCGAAGAAACCAGCGCTGGTCACAATGCCGTAGCTGTTGGCGTCGGCGTAGCGTTTGCCGTCTTGCGTGAGGAGCCAAGTGGCGTAATCCTCGGGCGAAAGCTTGGCGCTATTGGCGGCAAAGATTAGGCCGTCAATGGTGCGGGTGTCGGTGATCGTAACGGTGAGAGTGTCCATTTTTTTAAAAATTACTTACCAATAACTGTCCAAGCAGTACCATTGTACCAACAAAGATAAGGGGTTGCTCCTGAGCCGCTATTGACAACAGTATCTCCCCAAGCTAAAGAAGCATCCCCATCGCTAACTCGTGCAAGCTGCCCCACTCCAACACCTGCAGGTAAATTGCCAACAGTTGTTTCAATAGAAACAGCAATAATACTTGTGCCGCCTGACTGTAAATCTAAAAGCTTACTATCAGCTGCGCTATTTGTATCTGTAACATTTACTTTTAAACCAGTAAATACCGTAGTTGAACTATTCCATGTAAGTTCAGTGTTTAAATTTGCACTGCCAGCTAATGCTCCAGAGTTGTTGTACTGGATGTTGCCGGTTGCGCCAGCAACAAGACCAACAGTACCAGTTTGATCCGGGAAGCTGATCGTGCGGTTGGCGGTTGGAGTGACCGATTGAATTGTTGTTGAAAAACTGCCGCCGCTATCTAAATTAACGTCACCACTAATCGTAAGTTGATCACTGGTTTTGTTCCAGGTTAATGCCGTATCTCCTGCTAACGTACCGCCATCATTAAACTGCACCTGGGTATCTGAACCAGCTGCTGTATTAGTATCAACAATATCGAAGTTCCCTGTAAAGGGATTAAATACATATGGCATGGCTCAACTCTTTGTCACACTAGTAAGATTACTGCCACTATACGTTAATGCCAAGTTGGCAACCGTGCTACCACCTGCTCCGCCATCTTTATATACAACGCCTGTTAAAGAGCTTCCGCTATAGGTTAAAGAGATATAATCATGCTGAGGAATTGCCAGTCCCTGTAATACATCAACATTACCAGTAATTGAAACGGTGCTACCGGTAACTGACATTGCGCCACCGGTAATTGAAACCCCCCCTGTAACACCAACGGTGCTACCAGTAACTGCAATAGTGCCACCAGTAACTGAAACTCCCCCTGTAACACCAATTGTGCTACCAGTAACTGCAATAGTGCTACCAGTAACTGCAATAGTGCCACCAGTAACTGAAACTCCCCCTGTAACACCAACGGTGCTACCAGTGACTGAAACACTTCCGCCAGTAATTTGAACTCCGGTAACAACAATAGTACCGCCCGTAATGGTCATAACTCCGCTAACGGGCATGGCGGTACTATTTGTAATCTGTACCTTCCACCCTTGATTTATCATTTCCTTTTAAGGGCATCTTTTATTTTTTAATTCTAACAGTTTTAACTCAACAAATCACAGTAGAATAAAGAAAAAATACCATGTATAGAATTCGTTTCGTAAACGATTTAGGTAATGGCCACTCTGGCTATATCGAATATCAAAACTTATATGTTCAAACAATTTCTGGGCAATCAATTACAACACAACCAAATGGCCCGGCAGGTTCTGATGCCTTTGGTAGATTACGTACATCAAATCCAGTAACCATATTTGATAGCCAGCATCGCTATCAAGAGAATGATAAATGGTCTACAGCAAGTGGTAACTCTGGTTCAACCACATATCAAGTAAATAAAAGTGCTGTTGACCTTAATGTAACCACTGCTTCTGGTGATTACATTTACCGTGAAACCAAACGTGTTTTCCCTTATCAACCAGGGAAATCTTTGTTGATTAATAATTCGTTTGTTTTTGCGGCAGCACAAACAAACCTACGTCAACGCGTTGGTTATTTCGGTACTGATAATGGCATTTACTTTGAACAAGATAATGCAACCTTATATATGGTACTTAGATCCAAAGTGTCTGGATCTGTTGTTAATACACGTATTCCGCAAGGCGAATGGAATGGAGATAAATTAAATGGCCTTGGTCTTTCTGGTTTAACGCTTAATCCAACAAAAGGAAATATTTTCTGGACTGATGTTGAATGGCTTGGTGTTGGTGATGTAAGGTGCGGCTTTATTATCAATGGACAGTTAATTGTTTGTCATACATTTAAAAATGCAAACGCAAAAGACTCCACCTACATGACAACCGCTGCACTACCCTTGCGGCAAGAAATTGAAAATACAGATACCATTGCATCTGGTACTTCTGCGCAACAAATCTGTGCTTCCGTTGTATCAGAAGGTGGTTACACAGCTGCTGGTCAAACGTATGCAATCGATCGTGGTGCCACGCCCATCACACTTGCGACTGGCGGTACAACATATCCAATAATATCAATTCGTTTAAACTCAAGTCGTTTAGATGCTGTTGTTATCCTTTCTGAAATCTATGGTGTCATCACAAGCAACGACAGATGTAAATGGACATTAATTAAAAACGCAACACTAACGGGAGCAAGTTATGCAACCCATTCAAACAACAATGTACAATACGACACCTCGGCAAGCGCACTAAGTGGAGGCACCGTAATTAACGGTGGCTACATTAACCTCCAAGGTGAAAGTCAAGTTGGTGGTCCGACTGATTTTACATACCAATTGGGTAGAACAATTGCAGGTGTGAGTGATGTACTTACTCTTGCTGTAACTCCTATTTCGAACAATACTAATGTGTTATTTGGATTAAAATGGATTGAAGCACTGTAAACCCATGTATACTCCTACATCTCAGCCAGAGGTAACACCTGTTCAGTTGCAACAAACTGAGCTAAAAGCTGTACCAAAAAAAGTTGCAGCTAAATCAAAGGCTGGTGATGTGGGTGGTTTTATCCAGCAGTGCATTTCACTTTGTTCTTATATCAAAGATCTGGAAACGCAATCCCATCTCATCCACCTGAACTATGAAGGTGCCAATTTCTTAGGTGTCCATGCATTTCTTAAGGATCAATACGAGTCTCACTTAGCGCAATTTGATACGCTTGGTGAATACATCCGCAGCATGGACTACCTTCTTCCCATGTGTGCCAACGGATTAGCTGATGCTGGTCCTGGTATGAAACATGTAACAAGCTACAAAGGTACCGATCAACTCTCTACTTACTACAAAAATCTAGAAGAATTAGCTAACAAAGCTAAAAAACTAGAAAAAGCTGCAGCCAAAATTGGTGCTGTTGACATCCAAAATTACATGGCTGATCTTGTTGGCCAATCATTTAAAGCTGCTTGGTTTATTAAAGCTACTTTGAGAAATAATTAATCAACCTGTCCGCGAAACCACTTCTGCCGTCCCATAAACCATTCGGCTAACGTAACTGGATCCTGTGGTCCCACCAGGTGATCACTAGGATCTGGTTCACCAAGATCCATGGCATTACAAAACTCATCCAATTCATTTGCAGGTTCATCACCCTGGATAGCTTTGCGACGTGCTTGACGAATCCATGTATTAACAGTTGGATTGCGATCGGCTAACTTCTGTAACCATGCCATATCCTTTAATTCAACTGGTGCCCCCTTACCAATGCAGTCGCACAAGAATTGAACCCGTAGCCTGGTATTGGTTGAAAGCATTGTCTTCTTCTTTTGTTACTAGTTTATAATGCTCTAGCCTGTGACAGTTAGAACACAGTGGAATACATTTGGCAATTTCATCTGCTATCTTTTCCCAACCCCAACCATCACCTATCATCCTTGACACAGCATGTTTTTTGTCGCCAACATGATGAAAATCAAGTAAACGATAATCATCCAGGCCGCAGTGCTCACAACTTAACGTCTTTTTGTACTCAATAAATTTTTCTCGATTACGCTTGATGCGTTCACGTTTTCTTGTAAGCACTTATTCCAGTGTCGTATAACTCCACTTACTATAAACAAATTTGTCGTAAGGTACGAGATAAAAATAATCGTTCTGATTAAAGCAACTGCATCTGCTTCCTTGTTTTTGTTAGATGCTTTTTCTCCTAGTGCCAAGCACCACAAACGCCACATAAAAAATCCCAGTATTACTGGGATCATAACTTCCTTCTACGCTAGCTGTTGCCTTGAGCAGTTACACGAAAGGTGGAAGGGATTCGACTATTTCCCTTAGAGCTGTATTGCTCCACCGGTTAGGATATCATGACTTTTGCTGCTTGTAACGTCTTGCTGCCCTACCAGCTTTCTTTGCTTTTTCTGTATTCGGAATAAATTGTTTACCTTCTTTGCTACCAGCTCTTTTCTTTTGATCTGTCTCCTCACGTTCTTCTTTTGATAAAGAAGCCCACGCCTTCTCTGGTAAGTAACGTTTGGTATATCCCTTTTGAATTGCTTTATCTGCCATCACTTACTATCCTTATATCTTTTGGCAGCAGCTTTAGCTTTCTTTCCTTTTTCATATTGATCTTTTGTCATCCACTTTTCTTTCCCCCACTTCTCCAGTGACTTTTGTTTCTTACCCTTACCTCCTTTATATCCACCACCTGCTTCTTCGTACTCACGCGCAACAATCTGAGCTTTACGTGCACTCCACTGGCCCGCCTTGCCACCTTTAGTACCAGCCATTACGCGATCTTTAATCCGCTCACGTAACCCTGGTTTTGTATACTTACTATTCTCCTGAGACATCAGGATTATCTTTTTGCTCTTTTAATATTTTAGCCCACTTACATTCCTTTGCTTTCTTCTGCCAATCACGTGGCGGATGTGGTATTAAATACTGGAGTTGCCTAAAGTATTCTTCGAGGCGTTCAGCCTCGGTTTTGGGGCGTTTGATCTCCATCTGATTTACTTGCAAATTGCTGCATTAAATCATCCATCTGCTCCAACGATTCAAGACGGCACAACAAATCTGAAATGGTTGTAATCGTAATTGGATGCTCGGTACGTGCAGCAAATGCCAATGCATCACGCATGTACTCAGCAGCTTGATCAATGGATTCTTTTACTTGGGTAGAAAGGGACATTTCAGATTTCTTTGGTGTTCTAAGTATAGGTGAAAAAAGTAATCTCATGGTTTGTGAAGGATAGGAATTCTGCACATATATATCCTGTCATAACCTCTTTGTAAAAATTCAAAGCAAATGGTAGTGGTATCACAATCCCATTTGCCATTTAATGGGTTGATTTCCGAAAACCTAACGCCATCAGCAATTGGTTCTGCATTGTATACACAGAAACAATTAAATGTAGATGCCAAATTTAGTCGCGAAGGAAGTTTTGATACCTTTGGTCCAGTGTATTCCGAATCTTCGGTATCCATTCGCGTCGCCCAACTGTCATAAATCCAATCAGGAACACCCATGCCAATAGGCAATACACTATACCCAGAAGCAACGTCGTAAGAAGTATCAAATAAAATCCGGACAAGAGCAGGATCATAAACAATATCTGGTTCAATGCATACGATCTTATCGTATGTAGATAGCTTATTTTTTAAATCAGCTAATTCCAGGGTTTCATTCCTTGCTTTAGCAAGGTATTTAACACGTTCTTCTGCTTTAATTGAACCAAAGTATGGCCAACCGTAATCAACGCTTTTGCAGATTACGTCATTAAATACTGTTTCAAGCAAAGAAATTTCTTGTTCTAATATTTCTTTTGTTCCATCAACTGAATCATTTTCTAGTACAACAAGATCAAATGTCATATCTGGATTGCATGTAACCAAACGCTGCAGCTGTGCAGACCAACAAGCAATGTGCGGCTCGCGGTTTCTAATGATGGTTGAAATTAAGCAGCGCATTTGTACAGCTCCTTCGACAGGTCAAATACGTTCTCTTTAGTTATAAAATGGTTGTTGCCAATGTAGAAAGCATTTGTGTGGATTTCCTCACTATTAGGTAAGTAAGGTGTTTTTTTATAGTCCTTCATAAAGGGCTGACGTAGTAAGTTACCAACAAGAAATGGACGGGTTTCTATGCCCAGGGCACGCAGTACTCTAATCAACTCATTGCGATGGCTAGCGGTATCACAATGGAAAGGTAATGTCATTGCGCTGTTCCCATAAGGATTTGGTAAGTGTTTGATCCAGGGGTGATCAACCATTGCCATGTAAAAATCGTAATAATTATCTTGACGTTTTCGGATAAATTCATCTAATTTTTTTAGCTGCACACTGCCCAACACAGCGCCAAGTTCGTTATTGCGGAAGTTATAGCCTTCGGTTGGAAACAAGAAAGCTGGATCAATATCAATGCTCTCTGCTTCGTACTTAAGGCGTTCTTCTTTATCCATCTCACGTGACATGCCATGAGATCGTTTTGCACGCATTAGGTTATACAAATCTTTATTGTTTGTACACACCATGCCACCTTCAATAGTGGTCATATGGTGTCCGAAGTAAAAAGAAAATGTAGAACCCAGGCCTGTATTACCAACCTTCACGCCTTCTGTATCGACTGCTCCATGGGATTCACAGCAATCCTCAAGCAAAATTGCATCGGGCCAATACTCCTTAATTTGTTGCAATTCATTTGCAAACCCCATGATATGCGTTACATACACCACATCTGGTGTAATGCCTACTTCTTTGAAACGCTTTAACGATTCAAAGGTAGGAGAGTAAGATCCATACTCAATGTCATAGAAAAATAAATCGTGCCCTTGTTGCTTAAACGTTGAGATGTTTGTTGCCCAGTTCACGGCAGGGCAAAAAATCTTTAACTTCTTTTCCTTTGAAAAATACAATTCCCTTACTGCATCCAATAGCAGTGTGTTTGCTGTCGTACCACTGCTAACGAATAGGGAATACTTACGCCCTTGCCACTTGGACCACTCGGTTTCAAACGCACGGCACCTGGGACCATTCGTAAAACGATCATTGGTCAAAATAAATTTGATTAGCTCAAACTTCTCAGAGAAACCAATGGCATTCTTTTGTAGTGGCCAATCAAATTTCGACATTTCTAACGCTTAAATCTTGGTTATAGTTACGAGTATAAACAAAAGTTCCGATGAAAAAAGCACTGATTACAGGAATTACTGGCCAAGATGGTGCCTACCTCACACGTAACCTAATCGACAAGGGGTACCAGGTGCTTGGTCTTGTTCGCAACAATGCAAACTCCGGTAATAAAGATAAACTGAATTGGATCTTCCATGATTACATCCCACCTGAAGTCTCATTTGAGTTCTCTGATATGACCGATGCAACCTCGGTGCATCGTGCCGTAAATAATTTTGCTCCTGATGAGGTATACAACCTTGCTGCTCAAAGCCATGTAGGCGTTAGCTTTAAATCACCTGGCAGTACTTCCTACACAAATGCAATTGGTGTACTCAATATCCTAGAAGCATGTCGTAATGCAAATGCAAAACCAAAGTTCTATCAGGCGGCTACGTCTGAGATGTTTGGTAAAGTCCAACAAGTACCGCAAACTGAATCAACTCCCTTCTATCCCAGGAGTCCATATGGTGTTGCCAAGCTTTTTGGTTACTGGCTAACGATTAACTATCGTGAAAGCTACGACCTTTTCGGATGTAATGGCATCCTTTTCAACCACGAATCTCCCCTGCGTGGTGAAGAGTTTGTAACACGTAAAATCACCAAAGCAATTGGGAGAATCTGGAACGGTAAACAAGAGTACGTTGAACTAGGTAACCTTGATTCCAAGAGGGACTGGGGGCATGCACGGGATTACGTAGAAGCAATGTATCTTATGCTTCAGCAGGACCAGGCTGATGACTATGTAATTTCAACGGGTAAGCAAACAAGTGTTAGGAAGTTCTGTGAAATTGCATTTGAAACCGCAGGTCTTCCAATTACCTGGGAAGGTGAAGGCTTAAATGAGGTTGGTTATTGCAAAAAGATGGATCAAGTCGTAATCAGAATTAATCCTGAGTACTACCGACCAGCGGAAGTAGATTCTCTACTTGGTGATTCAACTTACGCAAAAGAAAAACTAGGATGGAAAATTCAATCCACCCTAGAACAACTCATTCAAGAAATGATTGCTTACGACTTAGCGCATGCTTCCGCTAGGCGGCGTTGATTATTTTCAATCACAAGGGGGTGGGGTAATACTTCCTCCTTGTGTTTAATTTCAGCTTTCAAATTAGGATCTGCAATCACTTCATAGCCATTAGCGCGAACACCTCGGCAGAATTCCCAGTGCTCAACACCATCCATCACTGCCCACTCAGCATACTCCTCTCCGTTAATTGCATCTTCACGTACCAAGGCAATTGAACCAAACGCACTGTTGCAGCTAACAGGTTCACCGTTGTCCCAGGCTTCTCGATCTTCTTTGGTGAGGAATGGATTTGCAGCGAACGTAAGGCATTGCTGGCCAAAACAATCAACGAGTGACCAGCTGTCGTAATAAGATGGACGATCAGTATCTTCTACGTAATCACGTACGTTCTGCGTTGTATTAGGAGAAATCATTCCCCAGCTTCGATTTGTTTCTAGCTTTTCAACCATCTCTGTGATAAGCCTGGGCTCCCAATAAACATCACTATCAACAACAAGGAGATAATCGTAGTTGTAATAATTGTTTAAAGGTGCCAAGGCAAGGTTTCGATACCTTGCTTGATACGTCACACGATCTAACGATGCAACACTACCCCACTTTGGTGCATCAATGCATTCACTGGTAAGCAAACCCTTTCTGCCTCGGAGCCACGAAAGCAGGATTTGTGGCGTGTCATCTACCGAATCATTTTCAAAAAAAGAATACACACAGCCAATCTGATGTTCTTTCAGTTCTTTCTCTAGTGCTTCAAACTGAGCAAGCGAGCGTTCAATATAACTTGCACTATTGCGCCAAAGGGAAAGGATGGCAACAATCTTTTGCTTCTTCATAGATCAATACGTGTGTACGGAATGTCATCAGATTTTAAACGATCTTCGTACTCATCAGCTTCAATTGTTTCTACATCTTCAAA